CATCCAAGGTTCTGGCCATTCGGCGCAATTGGAATCCCGACGATGAGCTGAATCGTCCGCGCCAGCATTTTGTTCATTATGTTTATGTGCCTGGCTTTGGTTTCTATGGACTTGGACTGATTCACATCATTGGTGGATACGCTCGGGCAGGGACTTCCATCATTCGGCAGTTGGTCGATGCGGGAACGCTGAGCAACCTTCCTGGTGGTTTGAAGTCTAGGGGTCTTCGGATTAAAGGCGACGACACCCCGATCGCACCGGGTGAGTTTAGAGATGTAGATGTTCCGTCTGGGACGGTACGCGACAACATCATGACGCTGCCGTACAAAGAGCCGAGCCAGGTATTGGCTGCTTTGCTTGAGCGAATCACCCAGGAAGGCCGCAGGCTGGGTGCGATATCTGACATGAATATCAGTGATATGTCAGCGCAGGCTCCGGTGGGTACGACGTTGGCGTTGTTGGAAAGAACGTTGAAGCCCATGGCCGCGGTGCAGGCTCGAGTTCACTTTGCAATGAAGCAGGAGTTCAAACTTCTAAAAGAAATCATTGCCGAGTATGCGGATGAGCCGTATGACTATATTCCCGAGGGGGTAGATCGCCGGGCGCGTAGTGAAGACTATGCAATGGTTGAAGTTATTCCTGTAAGCGATCCCAACGCCAGCACGATGGCTCAAAGGGTTGTGCAATATCAGGCGGCGTTTCAGTTGGCGCAGGCAGCCCCGCAGTTGTACAACTTGCCGTATTTGCATCGGCAGATGATTGAGACGCTTGGATTAAAGAACGCTGACAAACTGATCCCGACGGATGAGGATCAAAAGCCGCGCGATCCTGTGTCGGAGAACATGGGCGCACTCATGGGCAAGCCTATGAAAGCGTTTATTTACCAAGATCATCAAGCGCATTTGACGACGCACCAGGCGTTTATGCAAGACCCAATGATCATGCAAGGGATTGGGCAGAACCCAATGGCGCAGCAGATTATGGGTTCGCTGCAAGCGCATATTGCTGAACACATGGGCTTTTTGTACCGCACACAAATGGAAGAAAGGTTGGGTGCGCCGTTGCCCCGGCCCAATGAAGAGATGTCTGAAGAGATGGAAGTTCAGCTATCTCGACTGTTGGCCGATGCTGGCAAACAGCTTACGCAAGTTCATCAGCAGCAGGTTGCTCAACAACAAGCTCAACAGCAGGCTCAGGATCCGCTCTTCCAACTGCAACAACAAGAGCTGGCGGTTAAGCAAGCGGATGTCCAGCGTAAGGCGGCAAAAGATCAAGCAGACATTGAGATTGCCAATAACCGGTTGCAACTCGAAGCGGTTCGGATTGCCGGCGAAGCAGCCAGGAGATAACTGTGGCTAAAACCGTCTATGACGTGCTAATGGAAAAAATCATCGCTCATCAACAAGCGATTGCTGATTCACTTTGCTCGGGTTCCGCTAAGGATTATTCCGAGTATCGCGAACTGTGTGGCCTGATCCGAGGTCTAGGGACTGCACATCGAGAAATAGCTGACCTTGCGCAACAACAAATGGACTATTCAGATGGACATGACCCTGACTGATCAGGAGCTGGAAGCACAATTACCAAAGCCGGTTGGTTATCACTTGCTGATTGCTCTTCCCATGGTGGAAGAAACGTTTGATTCTGGAATTGTCAAAGCAGATCAAACGAAACATGCAGAACAAGTGATGTCAATGATGGGCGCGGTATTGGATATGGGACCGCAGGCATACGGCGATCCCGACCGTTTCCCAAACGGACCGTGGTGCAAGATTGGCGACTTTGTAATGTTTCGCCCTAACTCGGGAACTCGATTCAAAGTTCATGGCCAAGAGTATCGGCTGTTAAACGATGATTCAATCGAAGCTGTTGTTCCTGATCCTCGAGGAGTTACTCGCGCATGAGCAATGAACATGTAACTCTTGGGGTTACGTCTGAGTATGCGTGGTACGAACTAACGCAAGTACAAAACGAATTGAAATCAATTGCTGCCAAGATTGAGCATTTGATTTTGGTTATTCGTGCGCGCGAAGACGAACAAGCCCAATACGTTGCACACCTACAAGCAAAATGCAGCACGCTTCAGGCGAAGCTAAACGCCTTGCACAAGGACTAATATGCCTATTCAAAAAGTTGAATTTGAGTTTCCGGACCCTGACAAACTTGATAACAAAATTGAAGTTGAGCCAGGTAACAGTGTCACTATTGGCGAAGAGCCGGTAGTAGTCAAAAAACCGGAAGCAGAAATTGAAGATGATGTTGAAGTGGAGGTTGTTGATGACACTCCACTTCAAGATCGTGGTCGAAAACCGTCAGAACCTCCGCAAGAAGTCAGCGAAGAGGAGCTAGCTGAGTACTCTGAGAAGGTTAGAAAACGTATTCAGCACTTTACCAAGGGCTATCACGACGAAAGACGCAAGGCTGAGTCTGCTTTGCGTGAGAAAGAAGAGGCTCTAAGGTTTGCGCAAACGGTTGCGGAGGAAAATAAACGCCTCAAAGAGCAGCATGACAAGAGTCAAGCAGCTTTAATTGAGCAAGCCAAGGCCAGAACTGCCATGAATTTGGAGCAGGCCAAGGCTAAATACCAGCAAGCGTATGAATCAGGTGATTCTAAAGCGCTAGTTGAGGCTCAAGAGGCGCTTATTACGGCCAAAACTCAAGCTGAAAGGGTTGCGGCGCTCAAACCACCACCTTTACAGGAGCAAGAAACTCCTGTAAAACAAGAAACTGTCGTCCAAGACAGCCCTCGCCATGATCCAAAGCTAGTTTCTTGGCAAAAACGGAATACATGGTTTGGTGCTGATGATGAAATGACCGCGCTGGCTCTTGGATTGCATCAGCGTTTGGTCAGAGAAGGGGTCGATCCCTCTTCTGATGAGTACTACTCGCGTATTGATACGCGCATGCGCCAATTATTCCCCGATAAGTTTGATGAGGGGGATTCACAACCGGCTGAAAAGCCGCGCCGACAGTCCGTTGTAGCCCCTGCGACACGTAGTGTTGCTCCGAAAAAGGTGGTTTTGACGGAATCAGCAATCAAAATTGCTAGAAGACTCGGGCTTACGCCTGAACAATACGCCAAACAGGTTGCAATTGACATGAGGAAACAAAATGGCTGAGAACCGTACCAATCGTGAAGCTGATACCCGTGAAAAAGCGTCGCGCAAGCGTGCTTGGACGATGCCGGATGTACTTCCCACGGTGAATCCCGAGCCTGGATATGAGTATCACTGGGTTCGTGTATCGACTCGCGGCCAAGACGACCCCATGAATGTTTCTCTCAAGTTGCGAGAAGGCTGGGTGCCGGTCAAAGCGTCTGACAAACCCGAGGTTTATCTGTCGAACATCGAGAATGAACGGTTCAAAGATAACATCGTGATTGGCGGACTCATGCTGTGTGCGGCTCCCAAGGAAATGGTCGAAGAACGCACTGCCCATTTTGAAGGCCAGAATGAAGCGCAGATGCGGTCGGTTGACAACAACTTCATGCGCGAGAACGATCCGCGGATGCCGCTCTTTGCTGAGCGTAAGTCCAAAGTAACGTTCGGACGTGGTTCATAATTTAGGAGTCTTAAATGGCTTACCCCACTGTCTCAGCCCCATACGGGCTAAAGCCGATCAATTTGATTGGCGGTCAGGTGTTCGCGGGCTCTACGCGGATGTACAACATCACCTACGCGTACGCTACGGACATCTTTTATGGCGATTTCGTCGCTCTCGTGCGTGGCAATCTGGAGCGCATCGGTGTTACCGCAGGCGCTGCTGGTACTCTGGTCGGTATCTTCTTGGGTTGTTCGTACACTAACCCCACGACCAAACAGAAGCAATTCTCGCAGTATTGGCCCGCTTCCACGGCGGCTGGTGATGCGGTTGCGTATGTTTGCGATGATCCTGATACGGTCTTCCAAGCGGCTATCTGTTCGTCTGGTACCACGATTGCCTCTGGCGCTCGTGCCATGATTGGTCAGAACCTTGAGTGTTTGAACAACACCGGCAACGCGAACACTGGCAATTCTGCCAATGCTCTCCTGGCGCCGACCGCGACCCCGCTGACTACCGCTACCTTCCCGATCCGCGTGATTGGTGTGGTGCCGGAGACTGCTGTGTCGCTGGGTACTGCAACTTTTAGCAGCATTTCGACTGCAACGGTTACTTGTTCGGCACTGCCCTTCGCGCTGCCGGTCGGTACCGATGTGGGAAGTATTGCTGCAAATGGTCAGTACATCCCGTCGGGTTCGTTTGTTGCGACCGCTGCAAATGCTGGTGCAACGACCGTTGTGCTGAATCAAGCGCCCTCCGCGGCGTTTGCTGCTAGCGCCACGCTCGTGTTTAACCAGTACCCCGAGCTGTTGGTTAAGCTCAACTTTGGTCAGCATGAGTATTACGCTGGCCTCGCTACGGCCTAAAGGAGTTAAGTCATGGCTATTTCACGTGCCCAACTACTGAAAGAACTCCTGCCAGGGCTTAACGCGCTGTTCGGCATGGAGTACAAACGCTACGGCGAAGAACACAAAGAGATTTTCGAAACCGAAACCTCTGAGCGTTCGTTTGAAGAGGAAACCAAGCTGTCCGGCTTTAGCGCCGCCCCCGTGAAGAACGAGGGTCAAGCGCTGGCGTATGACAATGCGCAAGAAGCGTGGACCGCTCGGTACGTGCATGAGACGATTGCTATGGGCTTCTCCATCACCGAAGAGGCGATGGAAGACAACCTGTACGACAGTCTCTCGGCGCGTTACACCAAAGCGCTGGCTCGCGCTATGGCGTACACCAAGCAGGTTAAGGGTGCCTCCGTGTTGAACAACGCGTTCAACGGGGCGGTGACCTACGGCGACGGTGTGACGCTGTGTTCGACCTCGCATCCTCTGGTGTCCGGTGGCACTAACAGCAATCGCCCGACGGTTGCCGCTGACCTGAATGAAACCTCCCTTGAGGCGGCCGTCATTCAGATCGCTGGCTGGACCGATGAGCGTGGTCTGCTGATCGCCGCTAAGCCCCGCAAACTGGTTGTGCCTCCGGCGCTCCAGTTCGTGGCTGAGCGTCTGCTGAAGACCGAGCTGCGTGTTGCGACCGCTGATAATGACATTAACGCTCTGAAGTCGATGGGTTCAATCCCTGAAGGCTTCACCGTTAACCATTATCTGACGGACACCAACGCCTGGTTCCTCCTGACCGACGTGCCCAATGGTCTGAAGCACTTTGTGCGTACGCCCATGCAAACGTCGATGGACGCGGACTTTGACACTGGTAACAGCCGGTACAAAGCTCGCGAGCGTTATTCGTTCGGTGTCTCTGACCCGCTGGGCATCTTTGGATCGCCTGGTGCTTAAGCACTGATAGTAGTAACGGAGAAGGGGGCCATTGCGCCCCCTTTTCTTTTGTGCTACAAAGGTATTATTCCGGGGTTACCGGTATTGCAGACAGTCCCGGCTGACGACATGCAGGCTGCAGTACCGAAAATCGCATGTGAGAGATCATGGCCAATACGACATTCAGCGGGCCGGTACGGTCCCAAAACGGTTTCCAAACCGTTACCATCAATTCGTCTACCGGTGCTGTTACTACGGCGGCGGTGTCCATGGGCGTTTCTGGGATTGTCGCAACCCCGGTGGCTCTGGCTGATGGCAACGCAACGCTGACCGCTGCAACCAACGGCGGCGGTGTAATCAACATCGTTCCCAACGGTACCCAAGACAATACGTACACACTGCCTGCTCCGGTGGCGGGTCAGTCGTTCACGTTTGTGTACGGCGGCGGTGCTGCGGATGCGACGGACTTCATCATCAACACGGGTTCGAACACCAACTACTTCATTGGTGGTGTGGCGTTCCATGACACGGATGATGGCGCGGTTTCGGTTGTGTTCTCAGATGGCA